TTACCAAAGGATACTCTTGCTGCATTCACTACAGAAAGGTCATCACCCATATGGTCAACCAACTCTACGTTCAAGTGAATTCTCCCCTTCCATTTTTGCTTCTGCATAAGTTTTTCTTGTATAAAACGCAACTGTATTTTTACCATCAAATACTTGACAGTGAAAGACAGGTGGTTTCGCCTTTACATAATCGGCAGGCCTGTCATCCTTGGCTGGGATGACATAACCGCCTTGGAATACCTTGTAAGACCTAGTGTCGTGCATAACGACTCCTTGGTCTACGAGGTGGATTTGAAGCCATAAACTTGACTCGCTCAGTGAGAGTTTTATCTCTCTGTTGGAGTTCGGCCAAGTCATACTCCAAAGTGTGAATTCGTGCATTGGCCTCTTCTAGTTTTGCACGATAGAAATCCCTTTCTTTCTCTACAGGGTCACCGTCAAAGTGAAGGGTTACGTCAGTCATCAAAATGCTCCTTTATTAACTGCATTGTTACTACTCTATACTCATTTACATCATTTGTCAAGAGGTTACTATAATTTTTTATCAGTTTTTTTCTGTCGGGCCATACTATCGTTTCATTAATCTCCTTATCAAAACGGTTGCAGAAACCAAGAAGTGATTCCAGTATTGCGACTGTCTCAATCGAAACCTTCTTGGACATGAATTGTTTTAATAACAAGGGGTGTTGTCCACCACCTTGAAATATTTCATCGAATGATTCAACTTTGTGAAATAATTCAACCATCTCTGATTTGTAATTATATTTAAGGGATTGATTTCTTTTCTTCCAGTTCAAATAATTCTCATCGTTAAAGTTTCCAACCCAGCCTTTGGGATTGACTATGAAGTTGGATATGAAGAAGTCTTTGGTATCTTCTTTATACTTTCTTGCGACCTTACCAAAGAAAGGCCTATCATTACGTTTTAAGAACGAGTCAACGCTCACATTCGCCTTACCATTATATTTTGCATAGTCATAGTTACTGGTAAAGTGAAGTTTCAACGCATGATATATTCTATATGCGTCATAGGCTTCCATTATACGGGCAACTGTGCAACTTTTGGTAGGTAATTTAAATCCCTTGCATTACACTCAATCTTTTCCTTCAGTGATTTTGTAATAAGGGGTTTGATGGTATCTGGTTCGATGTTGTTTTTCTCACAGTAATCTAGTACTGCTTCCATATGAGAACAACCACACTCTTGAACAACTTGTTCCACTGCAAGTGAGAACTTTTTTGGTGTCATCAATTTTTCCATATTATATTCCTTTAAGACGATAGAGGGAGTCACCCTCTATCTAATTTTATACAGCAGAGCAGTCATATATACCGACTGTTGCAAGGTGGTGACTAACCCACCCTTCTCCTTTCGTGTTGACACAGAGGTCTATAGTACCACAGTGCTTGCCTAGGATGCGGTGTCTCTGTGTTGTGGAGTTAACCGTGACCCCACACGGACGTATTAAGGCGTCACCCTATCCATGTAATCTTTTGTGCAAGTGCAACTGCTACCACATATGCACCATAACCAAACAGACTCCATAGGGTTGCAAAGAGAACCATTTCAATACTGTCAGTCTCGTGCCACCATTGTTTGAACTTATTCATGTTCACCACCTTTATCTTGTGGGTCTAGTTTAATTTTCTTACCGTCAATCCAGATATCTCTTGCACGACTTGGTGTCGATGTAGGAAAGTGCATAAAGAATGTAGGACGTAATCTTGCAGTCTCAAAGGTTGCAACTGTAATTACAATGGCCGCAAGTATCAAGGCATGGGCAATCATACTTACACCCATAACCCAAAAACTACCAATCCACATTGAAAATACAATACACCACATCCATGCAAGTACCTGTAGTACCATATGTCTAGTATTAGTATCTGGGATATGTCTTAGTGGGTTCTTGTCGGCATTCATTACACTGTGCCAACTGTCATGAATAAATTCTCTCATATCAATTACCTTTTCCATCGTCAGTTTCATTGGATAGTGTGCATCCACATTATCCTTAAAATCAATAGCGTCATACAGGTCAACAAAGTATTTTACTACCTTGCGTTCTTTAAACTGTCCTGTCACCTTATACATACTATCTCCAAAATTAAGTGGTGGTGTTTCTGTTTCCAAGTACACCACCGAAACTCAGTACGATTAGGCTGCGAGAGCGTAATCTACATATGCATTGTTATCGTTTGCATTTACGAGTTTTGACCTATTACGCAGTCATCCGACAATTCTACTCGCCTCTATCTACGTCAGTCGAACCTAGTTCGCCCCCATCATAACTACTCTCATGCAGTGATTCACTATCTCATCTAAGAGTAGTTATGGTGGAGGCGATGGGTACTGCCCCCATGTCCTGTCCGTCCTTTGATTTGTATCATCAAACTGTATTATATTTATACCAAAGACTGATTCAATTGTCAAGGGATTTTACAGCATCGTTAAGATTAACGAACTCTCTGTTTTTGATATGCTCCTCAGCAATCTCTTGTTTTGATTGACCATGATATGCAACCGCATGATGATTGTCGATTAGAAGTTGATTAATATTGTGAGTGTCCTCGTACCAAATCTGTCCAAGGATACGACCATACTTACCTTTACCATCCTTAAATGTTCTAAGAACAAGATGACCAGCGTTTGTCCATTTCTCTAGGAACGCCTTTGCGGCCAATCCATATTTCTTTTCTTCTAAGTCTCTGGTTCTAGATTCTGGTGTGTCGATACCATACATACGAATCCGTTGTTTGCGTAACCACACTCCAAAGCCCAAGTCAATGTCAACATCAATTGTGTCACCATCAACTACTTTCACCAATTTACATTTGTATTGATACATTATGTTCCTCTACTTCCTACTGGTTTACAGATATATTCGACTGTATCCCAACTACCATCAACAGGTATTTCTGTATATTCTACTAACATGGTTTCACAATTTGCACGACTTTCAAACCACTGTACATCCTGTTCCAAACAAGTACTACCAGAACACACTGTTAGTAATATGTGCCAGATAATATTCATAGGTCAATCCCCTTTTCTTTGAGGGGGATGTTACCAAGGTTGATTGCACCTTGACCAAATCCAAGAATGCAAGCCTGTCTACCGTCATCAACAAATTCAATCAATGACCATGTAATAGGATTCGCCTCATGGTTAATTGCAATAACAAATTTTGATTTGTTAAAAGCACCATTCGGAAATCCAGTGATACCTTCCATCCACACAGTAGGGTTCTCACCATGTCTCTTCATTAGGTCAACCACTGCATCAGCGCTTGAACACTGGGCAGGTTTCTGTGCCCAGTAAAATAAGTTTTTGTCTTCTAATTCCTGTTGTAAATCACTTTCTTGTGCGATTGCACTCCCACTAAACAGGAGCGCCGATAACATCAGGGCCTTCATCCAGTTTTTCATTTTCTTTTTCCCATGCTTGGGTGAAATCGTCAACCGCATCTACTAACATCCCTAGATAATCTTTTTTATCTTTGATGAACTCTTGAACAACTCCATCCTCTGTTACCACCAGAATTACAATCTGATTAATTGCATGACCAGTGCGTTCTTCAAACATCTGTGCATATGCAGATGCCTGAATATAGTAATTCTCGTTCCAATCATCATTACGTTCTGAACGAGATGTCTTAAAATCAATGATAGATAATTCACCATTGTATTCTGCAATACAGTCTACACGACCAGCAACCATATACCTGTCAGAATATAAACCACATTCTTGTGAATAGATGTTATCTACTTTTTCTTTGATAACTTTTTCTAGTTGACCAAATAGTGCGGCGGCCAGAAATGGTTCACGATTTACTTCTTTGTTATTTAAGAAGTCCTCGCACATATGGTGTACTTTTGTACCCCTTGCGGCGGCGGTTCGTGCGATATAATTTGCAACATCATCACCAACTTTCTTACGCCATGCGTGAAGACCCTCTGCCTTGCGGTTACTCAATACAGTGGTGATAGATGGATACATCTTACCATCTGGTGTCAAATAAAACCTTTTACGGTTTACTGTTTTAGTCTCTAGTTCTGTAATCTCTACAGGTTTGTGTGTAAACATAATATATCCTCAAGTTAATTTACATAATCATATCATAACAGAATGGGTTTGTCAAGAAGGAAGGTATACCCCTGCCATCTTAAATGCCTCTGTTTCTGTTTCTTTATTTCTTCGTGACCATCCATTACCAAACGTATCGAATGTACTCAGACTTTCGTAAAACTCCTGTCTGATTTCTGTGTAGTTGGCAATCGTACCTTCAACACTGTGTTCTTCGATATATTCGTCAAGACAACGCAAAGTGTTCGGGCCGATGCCACCATCTGCAACTGTTCCAATCATGGACTGAAGTTTCTTCGCCGCTCTACCTGTACCAGAATTAACGGCCCAGTCGAAAACGCAAAGGTCAAGCCCCTCTGGAAGTTGGTCTGCCTTTACTCTATCCCAATAGTTCTTTTTGTAGATAGGTGCAACGTCATCAAATTCTAAATCTCTCATGTCCTTCTGTTGAAGGTCATTTTCCATACACCACTTTTCGTAGACTCTTTTGGTTACACCCATGTTGGTTTCGCCGCCAGGGTCTTTAGGATGATTCACATATCCGCCTTCGTGGTGGAGTATGAGTTTCAAACATTCATCAAAGTTACTCATTTACCTTGTCCTCTATATTTTTTAAACGACCTACGTTTGTTCTTGTTCATCGTAGACGTAATTGGTTTCTTGCCCATTGAAGTTCCCTTTTGGGTTGGTTCATGGACTGCACTACTAAACATCTTTGCCACTAGATTTCAACTCCTTGTTTGATTTTATTAATGAGGTAACTGCGAACTAATCCAGAACGCACGATGTCACCGATTGTAAATTCAACCGTGGAGAATTCTTCCATCGCTTCGATGATGCCCATAAATGCACCCAACCCTTCTTTCTCACCATTCTTCTGCAAGTCAGTCTGGAAGTAATCACCAGAGAAGATGATTTTACTGTCCTGTCCTACACGAGTCATGATAGTATCCAATTCATGGAAGTTTAGATTCTGACATTCATCAACTATGATGATTGCATTATCTAACGTGATACCTCTTAGGAAAGAAGTGGTGAGGAACATAACACTGCCCTGCACTTTCAGTCTGTCATATAACATACTGAACGCACTATCGGATGCCTGTTCAAACATAAACTGTACCATGTTCTGGTACGGTACTTGGAACAGTGCAGTCTTATCTTCTTCATCGCCTGGCAGGAATCCAATTTCTCTAGTTGGAACTGCACTCCTTACAAGATATACACATTCGTAT